AAAGTCCATAATGTGGGGTCTTTCGCCGCAGCCGTGGCAAGGGCCTGCTGTGCAGTGCATTCCGCTGCAAGAATGGCCGCCACAGCATCACGGACGATTTCAAATCCATCCTGCTTATCGATCAATGTCAACGCGTAGGTCATGACGAGTAGCCCTCCCCGAAAAGGAGGACCATTCCCATGGTGAGATCCGGCCTGGTCTCCACTACCTTCAACGTGTAGGATCGACCGACCGCATCGGACAGTGTGAACAACCAAGGTCGCCCGGCGCCGTTTGGGACACCCTTGATATCCTCAAACGATGCCCCAACAAGATCGGACAGCAGCACCCCCACAGAAACCTGTCTCCCCGTCACGATCTCACCGGTCCCGACGTCGATCGATTGATGAATGTCGGAACTGAAACCGATGAAATCGACGGTCTCCTCGGATGGGGATGTGATGGTCAGCGGCTCCCCTTCCTCGGTCACGGCGTTGATCAATTCCGCCGCCGCTTCTGACATCAAGCCCATGGATCACTTCCCCTTCGGCTTCTCTTTCAAGAGACATCCAATGTTGGGTTGAAGGTAGTATTTGAACACCTTCATCCCGCCGTTGAAGTCTCTCGGCCGAACCTCGGCACCTCCGAACAGGAGACCGCTCCGCGTATTCATCTCCATCCCTGGAGCGACGTACGCGACCTCTGACAATTTTTCCATTGTCGGAGTCGGCGGAGATCCCGCCCCGGCGCCAGACGATCCAGACCCGCTGTTCTTCTCACTCTTCGACAATTTTTCCTCCTATCGTGTCAGCCGACCCGCAGCCAACATGGTTTCGACAGCTTTGACCCCGCCAGGGAAATCCTGCGGGAGGAGCCCGCCTCGCCGCCTGGATTCATCGGCTGTGATTATACCGACCAGACAGCTCACCGCCCCGGCCTTTTTTGAAATGAATACCCGTGTCTTTTCATTCACTGGCTCTGGCTCTGGCTCTGGCTCAGCAACAACGAATGTCTCAACAGACTGCCCTCCCACAGGCGGCGTTTTCTCGGCCGCCTTGCGGGAGGATTTCTTCTTTCTCCCGAGGCCCACGACTAGAATCCCTTCGTGGTTATACAGCCGAAGCAATCACGAGTGATGGGGGCAAGTGCAGGCCTGGTCCCAACGCCAAAATTAAATACCTCTCGATCCGGGCTGAACCACATGTTGTAGGACAGGTCGATTAGCTTCGGCTTTGCCGCCATTCTTCCGACCATTCGCCCAACAGCCGCAGCCTCACTGTCGATTCCGAATTTATTGATTGCTCCGAAAGTGGCATCCATCCGGGGAGATGCCTCGAGAATGAACTTGGTATCGCCGACGTAGTCGGTTTTTACGCCGGCATCGGTCTCATACCATTCATCATAGGTATACTGATCGATTCGGCGGCCGCCGCGAATCCTGAGCACCCCTTGAAAGATCGCGCCATTCCCAAGATCAGGGTAAACCCGCGATGCTTCGATATCAAGTTTGTAAATCTCCCCGGTGTATTGTCCAGAGGCGCCGTTTTTGAATTGCGTGGTTGCCTTCATCTCGTCAAAACAAGATGAATTACAGATAGCGCGCCTAACCTTTCTCTTCCCATCCCTCTCGATGACGTCGCAAAGGTTCGCGATATCAGTGAACGGAACCGCAGTTTCTGCCGTGCTCCACGCCGTAAAAGCATTCGGAAAGTGCGTCGCCAAACATTCGAAATCCTCAGAATAGACCGTGCCGGTGCCGTCCGTTAGGGTGACCGTCCCAAGCGTGATGATCTGAGACGCTTGGATCTCGATCGCACGTTTGATCATCGCGATCATTTCGGTGATGGTTGGTGCCACCACCTCGCTGACTCGCGCCATGAACGCCGGGCTTTCATACGGGTTTTTCCCGAGAGATCGTCCAGCGACGACCTCATCAGCGGATACCGAAAGTCCCTCTTTGTATACGGTCGGCTTGATCGTCTTGATATCAAACCCCTTCAAGCCGTTCATCCGATATCCAGTGGTAGGATCTCGTTGTGGCAACGCAACCTTCCTAGATGTCCGGCGAATATGGAACTCTACTTTGTCCTTGTTGTGGATGCCGTTCTGCGGAACGATAAATAGGCTCGACAGAGCAAGCGGCCCTTCATCTTCCTCGACGTATGGAGCGACCAGTTGAATAGTTTCTGTAGCTGACATTTCGTCCTCCTTAAGAGATCTCAGATACACTGAGATCTCTGACCGTCTGTAGCTCAATCCCAGTGTTCTTGAGGAGTTTGTCGAAAACCAACGTATCGATCGCCGTCGCATCGTCGAGCTTCGAAAGTTTGTTTTTGGCCAGTTTGCCAGATTTGATCACCCGCGTCTGGAGATCGCCGCTTGCTGCAAAAGTCAAGGCCTCCCTGAGCACAGCCACAGGCTCGTCTAGGCTGTTAGCGCCGCCGTCTGCGTATGGCTGGAGTTTTTTCGTCGAGGAGTGCCGCGCGAGCAAGGTGCCCTTCGGCCATGTCGCCGACTGCCCAGTGCCTGCCACTGGATTATCCCAGGTGAGATCGCAGGTCCCGGTACCGATCTCGATCGAGCTGTCCGGCCCGGTGACATCGGTAGTGATTTTCACCTGCCCTCCGACAACCGCCACCCCACAACCGTCGAGCCCGTCATTCATCTGGGCCGCGACAGACGCCTCCGTTGTCGTGGCACCTGAAAACGTGACAGTCTGCTCGACGCCGTCCCACGCCTCCCCTGACCCGTCGTTGATGGTTACTTTTTCGGTCTTGCCATTCTGGTCTTCAACGGCATACGTCGTGGTATCCGTGATAGTCGCAGCCGTCCCAGTGAGGTCCGCGGTCAGTGTTTCATCCTCGTATGTGCACGGTCCGAGAACGAGATCGTCTCTTGTTTCCTTTTGAGTTTCCATTACCACACCTCTACTCCTGGATGCGCGGCCTCATACTCGGCCTTGAGCTTGGCCTCCTTGTTCGCGTCGTCATCCGACGTCGGCATGTGGTCGAGGTCCCCTGGGGCCTCCTCCTCACGAGCCGCGATTTGAGTTTTTTTTCTTCGAAAGTTGTCGTGCTGAACAGCGTGACGACTCGAATACTCTTCACCTGCGAGGATCGCTTTGTGTGCTACAGCAACATCACCTTCGCCCTCGGTGGCCGCTAGGAGATGCGTTTCCACGCGATCGCGCTCCAACTTGGTTCCCTCGGCGACCGCCTCCCGGTACACCTCGGGATGTTCTGATTTCAATTGGTGTAGATCCATTCTACTCCCTCCTATTTTCTCCGCGGTGGTCGCCGCGGGTGTTGATTCCGCCTTTTCGATTTTGTCGATCATGCCTTTTTGTAATGCGGTGCGGGCCGACATAACGGCTCCCTCGCCGTAACCCGTCACCACTTTGTCTACTGTCGTTTTTCTCCCCGCCGCGATCTTCTCGGCGATAATCATGTAGATGTCGTCCAGCTCCTCCCGGACGACTTTTACACCCTCGTCGGTGGCGAGATCCGGCCGCTTCTTCTGGCTGGCCGTGTTCGCCACGTGTTTGATCGTCGACGAGACGATCCCGTAGGTGGCCACCCCAATACTTCCGACCATCGTAAGATCCCCCTCGGCCACGATGGACCCAGCCTGTGACCCAAGCATGTATGCCGCGCTGGTGATGTAGCCAGACGCTACCGCCTGAGTTTTCACCGGAGAGTTGGCGATGGCGTCCATGGCCTCGTCTAACCCGTCAACATATCCACCAGGGGAGTCGATCAGATAGTCGATTCGGTTGGCCTTGCGCCCGACCGCCTCGGCCGTCTGCTTGACGATGTCGCTGTAAACGGTGTATTCGTACCCGTAATAGTCCAGGTAGGCATCAGGTTCATTCAAAAGTGGACCCTTGATTTGGATCTTGGCGATACCACCCTTGGCCATCTCCATCTCGCGCAGAGCGTGCTTGACGTCAGCAAGTCTCACCACCGTTGGAAGCGCCCGAGCGCGGATCGCCTCGACTCGCTCAATTTCGGGCTGTAGCATCAACCACATTTTTTTCCCTTTCCTCAAGCGCGACCAAATATCCCAAGGCCCTGGCCACCGCCGGCGCGCCAAATTCCTTCTCGGCTCGCAAAATCGGCAGTATCGCTTCCAACTTCAGCTCGTTTTCTTTCCTGAGCTGGCGAACGTTTTTGTAAAAATCGGAGCCGTTGATTTCCCGAGCGGCCCTTTGATTCGTGGTCCACCCCTCGTCCACAGCGGACTTGAAGCCATTGGCCCGCTTCACCGGATCGGTCGAGGGCTTAACGGTCCCAGTCCACTCGGTCAGGATCCAAGCGCGCTGGATGTCGTACTTTGTGGCGTCGGCGACGGCCTCCAAAAACCCAACCGCCTCGATCTTCCCCAGGAGCACCTCGGACAAAAACCAGTCCTCGTAGACGTGGTTGTTATTCTCTTCGCCGAGACGGCATCGCTCCCGCTTCGTGACGACCTCCCACTCGTTATTAGCCGCCTGGCTCGCCGAGTAGTTTTTGTTGAACGACAGCAGAAGTACCTCGGGGGGGATCTCGAGGGCCCAGGCCAGCCCCACCATGATCGCCGCCTCGAACGGACCGAAATTTACGTCAGCACCGCTGATCGCATACGAAACCGGCTCTTCGCCCTCTTGGAGCCGCTCCATGAAAAATCCAGGAAGCACCTCGACCATTTTCACTGGATTCGCCGTGCCCGAGTTTTCACTGGCAGTTACATCTTTTTTGCGCTGGGCACCACCCTGGAGAGGCAAGGACCCAGTCTTCCCGGAATTTTTGATGTAGCCGACGATTAGCGAGTTGACGTATGCCTTGCGCTGCGCGCTGTCACGGTATCGGTCGATCTCGGACAGTGGCTGGATCGCGATGGAGAGCAGCGGTTCACCGCGGATACCATCCTCGCGCTTGTCGTATCCGTATACAAGCCAAGCTTGGAGCCGCCCGGTTTTCAGACCGTTGGCGGGGATGTACTCATATTCAAAAAGGTGCTCAGCGTCAGTAGCTGGTTTCTGTACGTAGAAGCCGAGGTGGGCGCCGTTGCCGTCCAGGTGGACACCGTCGACGATCTTTCTGCTGGTGTCGTCAATCGGTGGGGATTGTACCCGATTTCCGGAGATGATCTGCACCCGCGGAAGATGCGTGACCGGATCCTGGCGCAGCACGACGAGACAATCACCGTCGATCAGCGCCTCCCGGTAGATGTCCCGCTGGAGTGCCCCGAACGTACGGCGCTTTTTGATGTCGCACAGCCCAGGGGATTTGGACCATAGCGCGAACCGGTTACCGATGACCTCGGACCACTCTTGGAGCGAATCCTCTGAAAGTCCCAGCGTCCCCTCATCGGGGGACGGGACAACCTCGAGCCCGGACCCGACGATCGCCGTCACGAGTCTTCGAATAATGCCGCGGGCGTATGAGTTGATCCGAAACAGGCGGGCTGAACGATTGCGCAATGTCCAGTAGTCGAGCTCGTCGAGCTCGTCGAGCATCCAGGACACGCCACCATAGAATTTGGTCCCATCGTAGGGACCCATCGGGGAGGAGTATTCTGTTTCTTGTGCGACCGCCGGCGCCGGCGACGACTCGGGCCACGTCCAATCATCCTCTGGCTCGGTCACTGTTTTTTGAAATGGCCAGCCCATCAGCACACATTCACGGCGACGCCACCATTCAGGCGCATCTCCCAAAATTCAAGTTGAGCATATGCCCAATCTAGTTGACTTTTCAGTGTGGTTAAATCATTACGAGTTACGGATAGTTGCGTCTGTCCCGTGTTGACAGAAAATGACCTTTTATTGCCCACAGTCAGGGAGGAAATCGCCGATTCGAATGACTCAATCAGG